CATCGGTATGGGCAGCACCTGCCCACCAATGAGTGCGGTTGTTTCTTCGCGGTTTTCGTAGTAGTGACCCGCGAGCATCTTGATCGCGAGCTTAAGCTGTTCTGGGATCGAATCCTCGTCCTCGTACCCACAAACAACCGTGACCGTAACCGACCCCGGGTAGAGCCTGGCGATTGGCCAGTAGACGTTGTATGCAGGGTGGATCTCACAAGGTTCGACCCCAGATTTCAGCTCATAGTCAGACTCACTCACCGTCTGGGTGATCCCGTTTGAGTCGACATACGTAATGGATGTAATGCTCTGGACGGGGGCCAGAGGAAGCATGAACGGGAAGTTCGAGGTCGGGAATCGATCGTAGGTGAAGGCGTAGGTTGACGTGAGGTAGACCCGGTTGGTCATCTCGTGAACCTTGTTGATTGCAGCGGAGAGATACCCCTGCAGGTCTGCGTCCTCTTCCCCGTGTTCGATTCTCAGATGAGTTTTGAGTTGCCCGAGGTAGACGGGATCGTCATCCGCTGCCACTGACAGCGACTTCTGATACCGCATCACCCGCGAGGATGCTCTAGCTCTTCTCAGCGCTTCCTGGAAGGTCGGCATTTTCCTTCGCTTTCGGCGTTACTGCCCGTTCGACTTTTGCTTTCTTCTCGACCTTGGCTTCGAGCTCAACGTCATCGAGCCACTCAGCAGACCCGCAGTGGACCCACGCTTCGAGGTCTTCTGCAGGGAACCGCTCGCTCTCGACGACTTCAAGCCCTCGCCGAAGATGGATATCCCCACCGGTGAGGGCATCCTTCAGCTTGACGCGCTTGAGTTTCTTCTTAGCCATCAGTATCTCTCCCCTGGGATCAGGAAGTAGCGCTGGCTCACGTCAGCAGACGGGAAGAACCCGGCGCTTGCAGTGAACGTGTTAGCGCTCCTGTCGGAGATGTAGGAACCGGTGACTCCAGCAGTCGGTTCGAGCAGAGCAGCATAGTCGGTTGATCCGAGGCTGTGTGTCGCCGAAGCGGAGGTCGAACTCGTGAGCCACGATAGCGTGCCAGTCATCACGGTGGTGTCAAACGTGACCGTACCGGTTCCTTCGACCTGGAGGTCACCACCGGATCCGACGTGCATGGTGTTTCCACCTTGCTCAACGTAGATCGCTGTCTGGTTCTGTGTTGCCTCCCCCTGGGTCGCCCAGAAGACGATTACCAGGAGGCAGGCAGCGAGAATCATAAGATGTTTCACTGCCATGCCCTCCTTGGTTAGACTCCAGCAACAGCCACGACAGCGGCGCCAGCGATGGTCGAACCCTGAGTGACCGGACCACCCATAGAATGGTACAGGATCACGGTACAACCGTTGGAAACGATGTTGGCGACCGACCGGGCCATCTCAATCTGCAGATAGCGGTTGAGTGGTCGGTAGACGTCGATGGCAACCGTCTTGAGAGTATCGGTCGCCGCAGCGGTCGTCTTGGTCGCTCCCGTCAGAGCTGCGTAGGCGCTGTCGTCGTCGGAACCATTCACGGTCACGACACTGACAGCGGTTGCGGTATGGGCTTCGGTGCCCCAGAGGAACAGGGCCCCATCGAACCCCTGCATGTCCACGGTATCGGAAGTGAGGGTGTCGCCGGTCCCGGCTGCATCCGCCACCCGAATCTTGATGATCTTACAGTTTTTTCCAAGCTGCATTCTCAGGTCTCCTTACGCGAGTTTCAGGCGGATGATGGCCTGGGGGTTCACGGGTTTGCCGCCGAACTTGCAGCGGGAGTGGAATTCAATCAGGTTCGAGCGAGCCGCAATCTCGTTGAGTCGGCGGATGCCCTGGTCGAGCCCGTTCACTGCAGCGTATGCAGCCTTGGGATTCCAGAGAGCGGCCAGGTAGAGACCGGTCGTCTTGGTTTTCGGCATCGAGTGGTCCAGGTTGACCGGGAAGCCTTCAATGCGATCAGGCGATCCCAGAGCGATCGAACCGGGTTGCAACAGGTAGAGACCGTTGCTGTCTTTCAGCTTGGAAACATCACCCATGATCCACGGGTGAAGAACCCACTCAGCGCCGGGCCACCACATCGGGTGCAGGCCAACCTCAGAAGAACTCGTGCCGTACTTGGCATCCTTGAAGCTGTCAGCGTCAATTGCGTTGTTCGCAGCGAAGGTCACGTCACGATCGGTGTTGATGCCCAGCGCACTGGCAACCATGAATCCGAGGGGTCCGTTGCTGCCGTCACCGTTAATGATGTTGTAGTTCTTGACGTAAGCCTGCTTGTAGGCCAGCGAATCGCGAACCTCAGCCTCGAGATTGATCGCGGAGTCTTCGAGAAGGTCAGGCGTGACCTGGATATACTCTGCGTTTGGGTAGACGCTGATGGCGTGCTGCTTCGTTGCGAACGAAGAGTCTTCATTCCCCATCGAGATCTCAGCGGTGAAGGTCGGATCGGCAACCTCTGCTCCAAGAGCGGGGATCGTGATCTGACGAGCCTTCTTCAGTTCGATGTGACGAACCGCGCCGTAGCAGTAATTGATGTTCCGCTCGAGCTTGATGAACTCCTTGATGAACTGCTCGTACTGGACGGTGTATCCACCGGCAGCGTCGACATCCATCTGAAGGTCGCGGGTCTCAGCGGTCGCCTGCATGAAGGCTGCCCGGTCCCCGGTGCGCCAGAAGTCATAGATGGCGCGCTTGTTGGATTCGTAGCGCTGCTCAGGAGTGAGAGTGGGAGTTTCGGGCTTCTGGTTGCGGGTCTCCGCAACCGGCATGCCGCTTCGCTCTTCCTCGGTGACCTCATCGAGCTCAGTCTTGAACTTGTCGACAGCTTCGAGCCGATCGATATCTGCTTTGAGATCGTTCTGCTCTTTGATCATGCGCTGGTATGCCTGCTCGTCTTCGGCATTCTTGATGCCACGATCGACGAGAGAGCGAAGCTCGTGGTACACCTCCAGCCTGCGCTGCCGTTTGTATTGAATCTTATCTTTCACTTTAGGATCTCCTCCATCTCAAGTTCGATTCGGAGCATTTCGAGCTCCCTCAATCGATCCGTTTCCTTGGTGTCGGTGTCGGGGGTTTCCCCCGTATCAGATCCAGCCTCAGGTTTTGGTTCCGGTTGATCATCCTCGAACGCTTCGACGCGCGATCGGATGCCAACGCTTGTGGCCTGGTAAGCTGGGTATGTCACGGGGCCAACGTCGATAAGACGCTTGCACCCGCCCGGGATGAGGGTTCGAATCAACCCCCGCTTGTCGTCACGCTCGAGCGTGTCTCCATCGTCGTGAACCTCGAAGGCGAACGACGACCCCTTCAATTGGCCCCGCTTAATCTTACGAATGACAGAGCGTGTCACTTCGTCTTCGAGGTCAGCCTCGATCTCGTACCAGAGACCGCGCTCATCCTCTCCGACCCGCAGCGTGTCAGGTGTTCTACCGAGATCCCGGGATGGGTCATGGTTATGAGCCGCAACCACATCGTTTCCGAGAACGTCGCGAAAGAACCCCGGTTGAATCCGCTCGACGAACCCGCCAAGATCTTCGGAGTCGGAGTTGAACACGGCACCGTACCCCCGGATGAAGGTCTTGCCGTCTTTCTCGCGAACCTCGACTGACCCGGTATGAATCGAGCGTCTCTCGACGTTACTCTTTGTCTTCGTCTTCTCCCTGAACAGGGCGTTCTTGATCGTTTTCAGAATCGTTCTCACCTCCTTCTTCCTTGTTCACGTTGATGACTTTGCCGGTTGGATCGACCACAGCCATATTGAGTGGCACCAGGAAGTTGTCGAGACCGGGCACAGGGTTGAGACCCTCTTCCGCTCTCACCTCGTTCCTGCTCTTCCAACCGTCTACGATCGATTGGGAATGACCTTCGAATCGAGTCTTGGTATCCCCTCGAAGCAGATAGCCCAGATCGAACAGGGCGCAGAATCCGCGCTTGCGCTCTGGTCGAGTGAACAGCTTCACTTTCAGCTCAGCTTCGATGCGTCGACACCACGGGGCGATCGTGTATCGACCGAATTCAATGGCCAGGTGTTCGACGTTTCGATAGGCAGCGTTTTCGAGGTCGCCCACCATATGAGGTGGCGTGCGCCACAGGGTGGCCTGCTCGTTACGCTGGTACTTGCGGGACTCGATCCCCTGCGCGTCAGCCATCGAGTTACCGAATTCCTTGAGCTTGGCGCCTTGCTCCAGGATCGCCGTCTTGTGGGCGTTGCTCGATCCGCCATAGGTGTCATACCACTGCTCTGAGAGCCTCTTGATGGCGCCTTCGTCGAGCAGTTCGTCAACCTCGATCACGGCTGAGGGGCGGGCAGAGTTGCCATAGTAGGCAGCGACATGCTTGTCGGTGGCCTTTGCCATCCCCAGGACTTCCTTGCCCAGGGCGACCCGGCTCTTGCCTTCGAGCCCATCCCACGTGATCACTTTGACGTGGATGATCTGACTCGGCTTGAATGCCCGGGGCCCGCTCCTGAACTCGATGATGTAGCGCTGTTTGTCAGGGTCGAAACGCACGAGTTCTGGCATATGAGGCAGCAGGTCAACGACCTGGCCCGCCCGGTTGCGAACGATCTGTGTATAGCACCGGGATTCATAGAGCAAGTGGAGCATCGACATCTCGAGCCACGTGAACGACGTCATCCACTTGTTTGGCTGTTCTGAGATCAGCTCGTGAACCGGGTGGTTGATGACCTCGTTGAGTTCTCTCCTGCCATTCCTGCGTTTCTCGCGGTAGACGCCAAGTGGCAGCATCGCAACACAGTCAGAGAGCAGCGTTGTTGCTGCGAGGGTGCCCGTGGTAGTCATCGCCGTTTCACGGTTGATGTCCATCCCGGATGTGGTCTGTTCGCCCTCGTTCCCGAACCACTGTGAGGGGTCTCTCGGTGAGAGATTCCCTGAAACGCTGTTCCTTCGAGACACTTTCGCGTACCCGAGGAGGAAGGCGACTCGATCCATCAGGTTCATATGACCAGCAACCCCCTGTCACGATAGATCGAGTGGCCGCTCCGCTCGTGCAAAACGGCTCTTTGGATGGCCATGCAAAGGGCTACCATCCCGTCAATTTTCTCCATAGAACGCTTTTTTGATGGCTTCAGGTTGCCGTTATGGTCGATATCTACGGCTAAATTGGACGCCATCCAGCGTAAAACCTGGTTTCCACCGTGGATCAGGCGCTTGGAATGAACCAAAGTCTCCATTTCGCGCATTGCGGGAGACATCATTGCGTAGGTTTGTGCGAAAGGAACGACTGTGTTGTTGTCTTCTTGCAGCTCCTGTACGAACTGTGAAGAGTTCCAGCGGTCATATGCGATCTCGCGCACTTGCCACTTCTCACGGTCTTCGTTCAGGGCTTTCCTGATGTACCGATAGTCGACCACGTTTCCTGGAGTCGCGATCATCAATCCCTGCTTGACCCACTTGTCGTAGGGCACCTTGTCTTTGCGGGCCCGATCGCGGATGTTGTCTTCAGGGATGAAGAACCGGGGCAGAATTTCGATCTTGAGATCATCGCCGTCTTTCGAAGGGAAGGCATGAACCGCAGCGGTGATGTCGCAGGTCGATGACAGGTCGACTCCGCAGTAGGAGTAGCGACCGTGGAACCGGTCTTCGGAGACGATCCCCGCGGTTGCGTCCCAAGCTTCCATCGAGAGCCACCGGGTAGCCTGCTCAGTCCATTGGTTGAGGTAGAGACGCCTGAACGCATTCTCCTGCGCCGGATTCTCGAGAGCCTTCTTGAACGTCCGGCGCATTTCGTCCATCGACCGGTAGACGCCTAGAGCGGGGTTGATCTTCTTCCAGGTATCCTCCGATTTCCAATCGTCCTCGTCGGTGGCATACCGCATGAAGTTGAAGAATGTCGGATCATCGACGATCCCCTGGTTCTGCTTTACTGCATAGTCGAACAGCTCGTAGCAGATCGAATTGCGATCGTACCCAGCGGTCGTGATGTAGAACATAAGGGGTTGGCGTCTGGCACCCTGGCTCGTCTGTAGGACCTCTACGAACTCTCGACCCTTGCCCCCTCGCAGGACGTGGAGCTCGTCAACCACAACGGCGTGAGCGTTGTAGCCGTGTGAGAAGTCGGCATCGGAGGAGATCGCCCGGTAGAAGGAGCCGGTGAGCGGGACAGAAATCGTCTTGCTGGTCTCGTGAACCTTGCAGCGCTTTCGCAGCATCGGATCCATCTCAACCATCCGCTTGACCTGCCGGTAGATCAGCGCGCTCTGATCTCGTGATCCGGCAGCGCCGTAGATTTCAGCACCGGGCTCTGAGTCGGCGCAGAGCAGCGCGAGGATGACTGCTGCTAGGAGGGTGCTTTTGCCTTGTTTGCGAGGCAGAAAAATGAAAGCCTCGCGGATCAGGCGGGTGCCGTCCGGGCCCATCCGCCCGAAGATCGGTCTAATGATGTCGTCGCGTTGCCAGTCTTCGAGGATGAAGGGGCGACCTGCCCACTGTCCGATCGTGTGTCGGCAGTGGTGTTGGATGAACCCGACCTTGCGGTCGGCAGCGTGGCTATCAAAGGTGAAGTTAGCCATTACCAATAGGCTGATCAAGAAACGATGCATCTTCGGTATTCGACTGGGGTTGGATGGTGATCCGCTGTCGCGCGGTAGGAGAGAGCCCAAGTTCAGATCCGAGAGATTGGAGTCGGCGCCCGATCTCGATCTTCTGTGCGGGTTTCAGCTTGACCTTGGCCCGGTGGTCGCAGAAGAGCCGCCAGAGTTCGCAGTACTGGGCGAGGATGTCACCATCGGCTTGGGTGAGGATTCCCATGTCGCGGAGAATCGCGATGAGTTCATCCCACTTCTTCCTGCCCTGGCCACGGAGCCAGGTTGGGCGCTCAGGCTCGATGGGTTTCGGCTTCGGAGGGTTGGCGTTATGTCGATCCTGGCGGAACGACCCCTCGACAGACCGTAGGTGAAGAGGCTTGGGCTTTCGACCTCTTGGCATGGCACCCCCGTAACGTTACGTGCCACTCAT